AAGACGGCTGGCGGTATCATCCTCACGGACGACGTGCGCCAGACGGAGAAGTACAACACCCAAGTCGCCAAGATCGTGGCTGTAGGGGCGCTGGCCTTCAAGAACCGCAACACTATGTCCTCGTGGCCGGAAGGCTCGTGGGCCGTGGAGGGCGACTACGTGCGCGTGCCGAAATACGGCGGCGACCGGTGGACCGTGGCGACAGCCACCGGCGAGGACGCCACCTTCGTAATTTTCAATGATCTCGACCTAGTGGGCAAGGTGACCGGCGATCCGCTGGCCATCAAAGCCTTCCTATAAGGCTGAAAGGAGCCGGTCATGGCAGAAGACCTAATTGAAGAAGACGACGACGAGGAGTTGATCCCCGTCGATACGCCGCCCGAAGAGAACCCCGAACCCGAGGATGACGACGAGGACGAGGAAGACGAGCGCCTAGCCGACGACGCCGACGACGACCCGGAGGGCGACACTGCGGTAAATACCAACCGCAACAAGCGCCTCAAACGTCGCCAAGTTCAGAAGCTCGCCAAGGAGAACGCGCAGCGCGAGCTGCGTATGCTCCGTGAGCAGAACGACGTGTTGTCGCGCCGCCTGTCGGCGGTCGAGGGCAACGCCCTTAGCCACAACGAGATGGCCCTAGATGGCCGCCTCAACGAGGCACGCAACGAGGTCCGTCAGGCTGAGGCAATTATCGCCAGAGCCGTCGAGGCGGGCAACGGCGACGACGTGGCGACGGCTATGCGCCTGCGCGACGAGGCTAAGACCCGCGAAGCCCAGCTTCAGGTTGTCCAGCATCAACTCTCTCAAGCTAAGAACCAGCCCGCCGCGCCCGATCCGCGCGTGTCGTCGCTGGCGCAAGAGTGGATGTCCGCTAACCCCTGGTACGACCCCAAGGGCAGCAACGAGGACAGCGCCATCACCAACGCCATCGACACCCGTCTGGTGGCCGAGGGCTACAACCCTGCCAGCGTTGAGTACTGGCAGGAACTGACCAACCGCCTTCGCAATCGGGTTGCTCCTGCGGCCCGTACCCGCAAGGCTCCCGAGGGCGACGGCACCCCCAGAAAGAAGGCCCCGCCTATGGGCAACACCCGCGAACACGTACCTCAAAGCACTAAAAAAGAGGTCTACGTGACACCCGACAGAAAACAGGCTATGATCGAAGCTGGCTACTGGGATGATCCCGTAAAACGGAACCAGATGCTGAAGGCGTATCAAGCCCACGACCGTAACTCGGCACGCTAAAAGGAGTGAGCCAGATGGAAGTAGACGAACGCCTCAAAAAGGAACTGGGTGCCAGTCGGCGCTCTCGTGCCATGGATGACCGTAGTGTCACCGAACAGCGCGAGGTCAGCGATGACGACAGGCTTAAGATGTTCCAACAAAGACTTTTCAACGACGCACTACCCGATCTACCCGACATCCCAGGCTGGCATATTTGCTGGCTGACTACGACCAACCCCCGCGACCCTATCCACCGTCGCATCCAGCTTGGCTACGAGCCCGTTAAACCTGATGAGGTTTACGGGATGGAGTACGCCACGATGAAGACCGGCGAGTGGGCAGGACACATTGCGGTAAACGAGATGCTCGCGTTTAAGCTGCCCATGTCTCTCTATGAGAAGTACATGCAGGAAGCTCACCACGACGCTCCGGCCCGTGAAGAGGGACACCTTGCTGACCAAACGGAAGGCTTGCGCGAGCAAGTCATGCGTGATGGAGGCAGGCTGATCGAAGGGGATGGTATGTCGGACTTGCGTCGTGACGCGCCTGCGCGAGGAGTTTTCTCCTAGCGCGTTCCCATTAACCCCTCACGAATGAGGTAGGTCATGTCCACGACTTCCGCTCCGTTCGGGTTGGCCGTTGATTATCATCCTAGTGGGGTCACACGCCCCACTATGTACTCGATCCTCACGGGCTACGCCTCGAACATCCTTCAAAATCAACCGGTCAAGATCATTCCATCGTCCACGGGCGTTGGTACGGTTGCGGCTGCCGCCATTGGCGACAGCTTCATTGGCACCTTCCAAGGCTGCGAATGGACCGACAGTGACGGTCGCCGTCGCGTGTCCAATAAGTGGACCGCTTCGACTGCTGGCACTGACATCAATGCGTATGTCACACTCGACCCGACCATCGTCTATCAAATCCAGGCCAACGCTACCCTGGACGTGTCGAGCATCGGCAAGCAGTACGACTACACCTCGATCTCCGCCGGTAATGTCACGGTTGGCATCAGCCAACTGATGCTCGATGTTGCTTCCAATGCCACCAACGCGCAACTCCGTGTCATCGGGCTCACGCCCGGCCCGGACAACGCTTGGGGCGACGCTTTCCCGATTGTTCAGGTGCAGGTTTCTCAGCACCAGTTCGTCGCGGAAGTGGCTCAACTGTCTTAAGGGAGGACTGAACCATGGCTTCTCCTATGCGTTCAACGGACTTTAGGTCCATTGTCGAGCCGATCCTGAACGAAGAGTTCAACGGCATCTACACCCAGCGCGCCGACGAGTGGTCGCAGGTATTCAAGGAGTTCACGGGTATTCCCCGTAACTACCACGAAGAGCCTGTGCTGTTCGGCTTCGGTGCCGCCCCCGAGCTGCCCGATGGTATGCCCGTCACCTACAACTCAGGTGGCGTGCTGTTCATCCAGCGTTACGTCTACCGCGTCTACGGTCTGGCTTTCGCCCTGACCAAGGTGCTGGTGGAAGACGGCGATCACATCCGCATCGGTCAGACCTATGCGCGACACCTCGCCCAGTCGCTGGTTGAAACCAAGGAAACCCTCGGTGCGAACGTGCTTAACCGCTCGTTCAACGCTGCCTATCCGGGCGGCGACGGCGTCGAACTGGTTGCCACCAACCACCCGGTCGTCAACGGTACTCAGTCGAACAAGCTGACCACCGCTGCCAACCTTTCGCAGACCTCCCTGGAACAAATGCTCGTTCAAATCCGCAACGCTGCGGACAACAACAACAAGCGTATCCGCCTGATCCCGAAGAAGCTCGTTCTGGGTCCGTCGAACGTGTTCCAAGGCGAAGTCCTTCTGAAGTCCGTCCTGCGGGCTGGCACGGCAAATAACGATATTAACCCAGTAAAATCAATGGGTTTGCTCGATCAAGGCCAAGCCAACCTGTCGCGTATCACCTCGACCACCGCTTGGTGGGTAGAGACCGACGCGCCGGAAGGTCTGAAGCTGGCCAAGCGTCGTGGGCTCGAAAAGTCCATGGAAGGCGACTTCGAAACCGACAGCATGCGTTACAAGGCTACTGAACGTTATGCGTTCGGCTGGACCGATTGGCGCGGTGCTTACGGCACTCCGGGTATCTAAACGGGAACCGGGCCGGGGGTTTATGCCTCCGGCCCATTTTTAGGAGGCCCCAATGGGCAACATCTCGAACACTAGGTTCCCGTTCGGGCTTACCAACGTCAACGACGTAAATCTCTTCGCTGACATGGTTCAACCGGACCCGACCCTCTTCCACCAGTACTTTAACGACTTCGACACCTATGTCGCTGGCGATTGGACAGTCACTGAAACCGACGCAGCGGCTACTCAAGCCCTGACTGCCGGTGACGGCGGCCTGCTTCTCGTCACCAACACGGCGGCGGACAACGACCTCGTTGCCCTCCAAAAGAACCCTGCGGCGTGGAGCTTTACGGCTGGCAAGAAGACCTTCTTCCGCTGCCGCTTTAAAGTCAGCAACGCAACCGAAAGCGATCTCGTCTTCGGTCTGCAAATCGTAGACGCTACTCCGCTGGACGTGACCGACGGTGTGTACTTCCTCAAGGCTGATGGCTCTACTAACGTAGCCATCGTTGCGCGGAAGGACGCTTCAACGGGCTCGACCACGGCTACCGCTATCACCACCATGGCCAATGACACGTTCATTGAGCTGGGCTGGTGTTACGATGGCCAGAGCACGATTGCCTACGAAGTCAACGGGACCGTCTTGGGTTCGTTGGACGGCTCGTCCTCGTACCTGCCGGACGCCAACTGCACGGTTAGCTTTGCTCTTCAAAATGGCAACGCAGTCGCGCGGACTATGACGGTTGACTACATTTTCGTAGCCAAAGAACGGTGATATAGACGGGGGCCGCTCCTAGCCGAGCGGTCCCTGTTCTTTTAAGGATTGGCCCATGCGCCCTATTGAAGTTACGCTGGATTACGATGAGCCGGTTACCACCGACTGGTGGCCGCTGGACATTTACACCCCCAATCAGGTCACGAGCATCTCGGTCAACCTGCTCAGTGGCGACATTGAGTACTCCGTCGAGTACACAAACGAAAACCCGTTTGATCCAAGCATTGACCCCGGCGACTTGCTGGCTGAGCCTCACCCCGTTGGGGCGTTTACCAATGCGACTGCCAGCCTGACGGAGTTTACCGACGTGCTTATGCGTGCCGTGCGTGTAAACATCACGGACGGCGCAGGCTCTGCTCGTATCACTGTCGTCCAGCAATCCACGGCTTAATTTGAAATGTTTGCGTCAACGCTTGCGGAACGAACTGCACAGGCCGCGCGCGACCTAGCCGAGGCGTTGACGACTGCGCCGCAGCCTGTTGCCCCTTCGGGCCAGCCGCCTATGGGCGGTCCTCCCGGTGGCCCTCCAGGCCAACCCCCTATGCCGCCGGGTCCGCCCGGCGCTCCCCAATTGGGCCCACTCCCAGCGCCTTTACAGGCAATGCGGCCCATGCCTCCCGGTGGCCCGCCCCCGCCGGGAGGCCCCCCTATGATGCGTCCGCCGATGCCGCAGCAGCCGAGGCCGGGCCAGTCGATGGCCATGGCCAACCTGTCCATGCGGCCCCCAACCCAGAACCCGATGATGGGCGGCTTGGCGCAAGTTAAGGCGTTTGCTCGCGGCGGTTTTGTTAGGGGCTAGGTCATGGACGGTTTCAAGAACACCACCAAGACCTGCTACGCAAAAGGCGGTGGCGCGTGGACGCGCAAGGAAGGCCAGAACCCCGAGGGTGGCCTCAACGCCAAGGGCCGCGCCTCACTGAAGGCGCAGGGTCACGACATTAAGCCGCCAGTCAGTGCCAAGCAGGCGGCTAAGTCTCCAACGGCTGCGGGACGACGCACCTCGTTTTGTGCTCGAATGTCTGGTATGCCAGGACCAATGAAGGACGAAAAAGGCCGTCCAACTCGCAAAGCCTTGTCGCTCAAGAAATGGGATTGTTGAGCCATGGACGGTTTTAAGAACAGCACCAAGACCCAGTACTCGATGGGCGGCTACGCCAAGGGCGGCTCTAAGGGCACGGCCAAGGTTGGCAAGGTTATGGGCGAGTTCAAGGCGGGCACGTTGCACAGCGGCTCAAAGAAGGGCCCGGAAGTCACTAACCCTAAGCAAGCCGTCGCCATTGCCCTGTCCGAGGCGCGCAAGGCTGGCGCTAAGTTGCCAGTAAAGAAGCAATTTGGCGGCGCGCTGACTGATGTCGAACGTCGTCTGCTTCAGACGGACATGAACGACATGGGCCCGGCAGATCGTGCCCGCGCCCTCAAGATGCTCGGCACCCCCGTGGTCAAGAAGACCAGCACCACCGTCGTGGTTGCCCCTGCCCCTAAAAAAGCCGCTGTCAAACCCACAGGCATGACCGACGCCGAAAAGCGCATGAACGACATCGAGAATAACGAAACGGGCCAGTACAGGAAAGGCGGCACGGCTAAACACTCCCGAGCCGACGCCGTTCGTGCCCAGAAGTACAAGGCGGCTATGGCGTCGCGCCCCAACCGTGAGCCTATCGTTAGCGGCGGCCCGAGTTCCGCCGCCTCGCTTGCGCCCCTTATCCGCCGCGCTATGGCCGCCAAGGCCACGCAGGCGGCTGCGGCCCCACCAATGGAAGCGGCTGCTCCCCCGATGATGGGCGCTCCCGCCATGAAGAAGGGCGGCAAGTTTATGAAGAAGAGCGGCAAGGTTGCCGTGTCCTCTGTGGACTGGGCTCCTGGTATGCCGAGAGAAGACAGCAATATCGACTATGACAAGCCAATGAGGCCCAGAACTATGGAGAGCAAGCAATCTGCCATGTCGTCAGGCACTAAAATTATCGGTGATACGCTGTACCCAAACGGATCGTACAAACTTACCCCAGAGGACATGAAAGACCTCAATAAAGACACCGGTATTGATCCCTATCAAAAAGAAAGAATTGCTAGGATCAAATCGGGAGCGTCAACTTCTCCAGACGCCTACAAGAAGGGCGGCATGACCGACATTAAGCAGGACAAGGCTATGGTCAAAAAGGCGGTGCATAAGCACGAAGCGGCGATGCACCCCGGCAAGCCCATGACCAAACTCCGCAAGGGTGGTATGCCCTGCTAGTCTGAGCTATAAGTAGGCTAAAGACAGGTCCGCTCTGGTTAGTGGGCTGCTGACAATTTAAGCGAGCAGCGCCCATGGCTTATTCTAACACCGTTTCGCAGACTGTTTTCGACACGCGGCGCGTGATCGACAACGCCGTGCGTCGGTGCAAGTTGACCGCCCAGCAGATCACCTCTGAATACATCGACATCGCCAACGACCAGCTTTACCTGCTGCTGGGCAATCTGGCGAACCAGGGCGTGCCGCTGTGGTGCATCGAGAAGCTGATCATCCCGCTGTACACCGGCAATGGCGTCATCGACCTGCCCACCCGCATTGTGGACATCCTCAACTCGAACCTGCGCTACCTGCTTGAGGTGTCGGGCACGGACACCGATACCAGCACCACGCACACGGTTGCTTTCGGCAATGATACCTTTGTCACGACGGTCGGCGTCCTGTGGAGCCAAGCGTCGGTGCCTATCGCCCTTGAGCGTTCGGACGACTTGGTCACTTGGACGACGGTTCAGGAAGAGACGCCCGAAGCCGTGGAAGGTGAGTGGTCTTGGTACGACCTTGATACCAGCGTGGCCACGAGCTACTTCCGCGTCCGCGCCACGTCAGGCACGCTGGGCTTTGATCAAATCTATCTGGGCAACACGCCCACGGAAATCCCGTTGGCGCGTCTGAACCGCGACGACTACACCAATTTGCCCAACAAATCGTTCCAGTCGAACCGCCCCTTGCAATACTGGTTCAACCGCTCGATCCCGTACCCGCAGATGTACCTGTGGCCGGTGCCCAACGACCAAGCCGAAGTCTATCAGCTCACCCTCTGGTGCCACCGCTACATCATGGATGTGGGCACCATGACCGAGCAGGTTGAGGTTCCGCAGCGTTGGTACGACGCCATCGTCTCCGGTCTGGCGGCTATGCTGGCGCTGGAACTGCCCGACGTTGACCCGCAAATGATCCCGGTGCTGGACGCCAAGGCCGCTCAGTCGCTGGCCACAGCCCAGGCGGAAGAGCGCGACAACTCGCCGATTATGTGGGCCCCGAACATCAGCATGTACACGAGGTAGCCCAATGGAAGGCTACCTAGACACACGCGGCATGGCTTATCTGGCGATTGCGATTTGCGACCGCTGCAAGATCAAGTACCCCCTGGCCGACCTGTTCTCCGACGGCAACATCCGGTCGCTTAAGGTTTGCCTACAGTGCCGCGATGAGTACGACCCCTGGCGGCTGCCTGCGGCGCATGGCGAGGTGATCTCGCTAATGTACCCGCGACCGGACGTGCCACTCGATGGGTAAGTACCTAAACACACGCGGACAGCCGACTTTAGGCATTGGGATTTGCGGGCGCTGCTCCCGCAAGTTTCCGCTGGCTATGTTGTATTCCGACGCCAACAGTCCGGGCCTGCGCGTCTGCCAAGTGGACATGGATCAATTTGATCCGTACCGGCTGGCTCCGCGCCAACCGGACCCCATCGTGTTGCCGTTTACACGACCCGATCTGCCCCTTGGCACCAACCCCTTGGGCCTTCCGACCGAAGATGATAACTATTTCATCATCAGCGAAAACGCTAATGAGTACCTAAAACCGTGACCCCTGGCTGCTTGTACATGGCGACAAATCGCACCAACGGTAAGGTCTACATAGGCCAGACCCGACAGGCTTTTTCGCGCCGTAAATCTCGGCACCTGTGGGATGCCGTCCGTAACAGTCCGTGTCGTTTTCATGCGGCGATCCGCAAATACGGGCCAGAAGCATTTGAGTTCAAGATGCTGGTCGTGGGCCCTGCGGGTGACTGGCTTAGTGAAATGGAAATCCGCGTCATTGAAGCCTACAACAGCTTTAATAAGGGCTATAACGACACCAAGGGTGGAGAAGGCACATTGGGGTCGAAGGCGCGTCTAGGTAAGACGCACACCCCCGAAGCTCGCGCCAAAATTGCTGCTGCGCATAGGGGAAAACCCGGAACACGTTTGGGGCATCACAACACGCCCGAACAGAACGAAAAAGTTCGACAGGCTAATTTAGGTAAAACGTTGTCAGCAGAGCACCGTGCCGCAATAGGTGCCGGGCTAAAAGGGCGACCTACGTGGAATAAAGGTATTCTATCTACAAAAGAATGCCGTTTAAAACAGAGCAATGCTCAAAAACTTCGATGGGCTAAAATAAAGGGCACAGTAACATGAGCGACGTGCCGAGTAACCTTGTTCCCACGCGGATCACGCAGCTCCCCGAGTACCAAGGGTCGAGCCCCGATGGCTACGTCGCTTACGTCTACGGCGGCGTCACCTACAAGGTACAACTGTCTCAGGTCATCGCGGCCATCAACGTGCCGCCGACGCGCATTATCGCCACGGGCACCGGCCTGACTGGCGGTGGCGACCTTAGCATAGACCGCACGCACGCCATCCTGAACGAGGGCGTTGGCTACGCGCAACTTAGCAAGACAGGCGCTGTTGCCGACACCTACGGCACGGCAACAGAAGTCCCGCAGATCGTCGTTGATGACACGGGGCGCATCACCAGCGTCACCAACCTGCCCATCGTGCTGGTTGGCTACGTCCTAGACACGCGACAGGTCATTGCGGGCATCGGCCTAACGGGTGGCGGCGCGCTGTCTAGCAACGTGACTTTGAACGTAGATTTTTCCGAAACCAACCCGGAGCCGGTAAGTCAGACCCCCTCGCCGGGTGTTGCTGACCTAGCTGCGCGCGGCGACCACGTCCATCCGGCAATCGACTTGAGCGATCCGGACGAAATCCAGGGTGTGCTTCCCCTGGGTAGCGGTGGCACTGGCGATGCGCTTTCTCCCGTCGCCGGTGCCATTGTCTATTCAACGAACGAGAAGTTCGCCCTGTCCAACGCTGGCGATGTGGGCCAGCTCCTTGTATCGAGCGGCCCGGCTGGTGCGCCCACTTGGACGGACGTCTCGGCGCTGCAAGGCCCCACGGGGCCGACTGGGCCCACCGGATCAACGGGGCCGACTGGGCCCACAGGGCCAACTGGGCCAACCGGCGCTGCGTCTAGTGTTGCTGGGCCTACTGGCCCAACTGGGCCTACGGGGCCGACTGGGCCGACCGGCGCGGCGTCTAGTGTTGCTGGGCCTACTGGCCCAACTGGCGACACTGGGCCAACTGGGCCAACGGGCGACACTGGGCCCACTGGGCCTACGGGTGATACTGGGCCAACCGGGCCAACTGGCCCAACGGGCGACACTGGGCCAACTGGGCCTACGGGTGATACTGGGCCAACCGGCCCCACCGGTCCGACGGGCGACACTGGGCCAACTGGCCCAACCGGCGATCCCTCTACGGTAGAGGGGCCCACCGGCCCAACCGGGCCCACCGGCCCGCAAGGCGGCGGTATTAGCTACAAGGGCACAGTGGCCACAGCGGCCTTGTTGCCGCCTACCGGCAACCTTGTTGGCGACGCCTACATCACATTGGACACCGAGCACCTGTGGGTGTGGGACGGCGTGGCCTGGACCGACGCCGGTCCCGTTGCCGTTGTTGGCCCAACCGGGCCTACGGGTCCGACGGGTGACACTGGACCTACAGGGCCAACAGGGCCTACGGGCGACACTGGCCCAACCGGGCCTACGGGTCCGACGGGTGACACTGGACCTACAGGGCCAACAGGGCCTACGGGCGTCACCGGAGCCACGGGCCCCACTGGGCCAACAGGTCCGACGGGCGTTACCGGCGCAACAGGGCCAACAGGGCCAACCGGGCCAACAGGCTCTACAGGCGCTTCATCTAGCCTGTTCCAGTATAAAGCTAACGTGTCGGCTACCAGCGGCTATCCCGGTGACGGCCACGTCCTGTGGAACAACGCCTCTCAGATTACGGCTACGCAACTGAACATCAGCCACCTGACCGACGACAACGTGGACATCGACATCTTCTTGGCCCTCATAGCTACGGGCCAGACGATGACGTTGCAGGACGCCAATGTCAGCGCCAACTACCAAAACTGGTACGTCACCGGGGCTACAACCAACGTCAATCCCGGTGCGTCCAACAGCTATTGGACTGTGCCGGTCAGCCTAACCTCCTCCGGCGGTACGGGAACGTCGGGCTTTACAACCAACCATCAACTGTTCCTTGCCATCGTCACCGGCTCGGTTGGGCCAACTGGTCCAACAGGACCGACTGGACCTACGGGCGTTACCGGAGCCACAGGGCCTACTGGGCCTACGGGTCCAACGGGCGTTACCGGAGCCACAGGGCCAACTGGGCCTACAGGGCCCACGGGCGATACCGGAGCCACAGGGCCAACAGGGCCGACTGGGCCTACAGGCGTTACCGGAGCAACAGGGCCAACTGGGCCGACTGGGCCTACAGGCGTTACCGGAGCAACAGGGCCAACTGGGCCGACTGGGCCTA